CGCGCGGATATCCTGAAGACCGCTCCACGCGGCTATAAACCGTGCCTTTATGTCGTCCTCGGTCATATGCGGCGTGGCGCATTTCTCGCCGTTTTTGAATTTGCTGTTACATTGCCATATCACACGGCGGTATTTGTCGTTGGAATGCCACACTTTTGAGCCGTAGAAGCCGCCGCAGTCGCCGCAAACAAGTCTCGTCGAAAAGCAGCTTTTACAGGTGTAGCTGCGCCCCAGCGCCTTGCGCCGCGCAAACTCCGCCTGTACCATATCGAAATCCTCAGGGTCGATAATGCCGTCGTGACTGTCAGTGACGTAGAATTGAGGAACCTCACCTTCGTTCGGCTTCATCTTTTTTGTCAAAAAGTCTGTGGTAAAGGTCTTTTGCAGCAGTGCGTCGCCCTTGTATTTCTCGTTTGTCAGGATACTCTCGACGACGGTGCATTGCCACTTTTCTTTGCCGCCGGGTGTCGGAACGCCCTGCATGGTAAGATGCTTTGCAATCGCCGTAGGCGTTTTGCCTTGCAAAAACATCGTATAAATCCGGCGCACTATCTCCGCTTCCTCCGGAACGACCTGTGGCGTACCGTCCGCGCCCTTTTCATAACCGAGAAACTGCCCATATGCCATTGACACCTTGCCGTCAGCTATGCGCTTGCGCCAGCCCCATGTGACGTTTTCTGAGATGGAGCGGCTTTCCTCCTGCGCCAGGCTGGACATTATCGTAATCAGCAACTCGCCCTTGGCGTCAAATGTCCATATGTTTTCTTTCTCAAAGTAGATTTCAATATTGGCATCCTTGAGCTTTCGCACTGCTGTCAGGCTGTCCACGGTGTTCCGCGCAAACCGGCTGACTGATTTCGTTACGATGAGGTCAATCTTTCCATCCAGCGCATCCTTTATCATCTGATTGAAGCCGTCGCGCTTTTTGGTGTTCGTCGCCGTGATACCCTCATCCGTATACACAAAGACGAACTCCCAGTCGGGGCGCTCCTTGATATACTTGGTGTAGTAATCGACCTGCGCCTCGTAGCTGGAAAGCTGCTCCTCTTTCTCAGTGGATACACGGGCGTATGCGGCGACACGCCGCTGCTTCGGAACGGACACAGAAAGATTGGAAAAGCGCGATGTGACCGACGCCGGTATCATTGTAACTGTTCGCGCCATTAGCCGTTCCTCCTTGTCGCTTTTTCCCGTGCCGCCTGTCGCTTATCATCCGTCCAGCTTTCCCGCCGTGAGCGGTCTTGCCATCCGACCGCTGTCGTTTGACCGTCTTTGAAGTGAAACTCCAAAACGTTGTCCGGCAGCGCGGTTATGAAATCTATACGCGCCGCAAAGGTGTCATCGTCAAAACCTCCGGTACCGAGGGCTTCGGCGCATACGGCCTTGAGCGTTTCTTCGGGTATTTGTTTTGACGCGCAAAATTTCCTGCCCTTGGTATTGAATGTGGCACATATCCACACAAAGCCGGTTTTTGTGGTTTTACGCCGATAATTTTTTCCGCAAATACCGCACCGTATTGTTCCTGTGAATACCGTCGTGGTGCCTTTTTTCACAGTGGTTTCGTTTGCCCTGCGCTCAATTTCTGCCTGTACCGTATCAAACGTGGCACGGTCGATAATCGGCTCATGCGCTTCCTGCACAAGATACTGCGGGAGTTCGCCGTGATTGACGCGTGTTTGCTTTGTCAAGTGGTCGGTACGGAAGGTTTTTTGCAGGAGCAAGTCTCCCGCGTACTTCTCGTTTCTGAGCATCTTTGCAATGGTGTCCTGATGCCACCCTTTACCAAAGCGCGTAGCCAAGTCCATCTCATTGAGCCGGTTGGCGATAGCCTGTTTTCCGAAGCCTTCAAGATACAGGGTAAAAACGAGCCGCACCGTCTCGGCTTCCTCGGGGACGATTTCAAAAATACCGTCCTTTGCCCTGTAACCGAGCATGGTACAGTCCCACGGTTTTCCTTCCTCGAAATTCTTCTTGATGCGCCATTTCTGGTTTTCGCTTGCCGACAGGCTCTCTTCCTGCGCGTAGGATGCGAGTATGGTCAACATCAGCTCGCCGTCGGCGCTTATACTGTGGATATTCTGTTCTTCAAAGAAGACGTCCGTGCCGAGCGTTTTTAGTTCCCGTACCGTCTCCAGCAGCGTGACCGTATTCCGGGCAAAACGTGATATGGACTTTGTAATGACCATATCTATTTTTTTGGCGCGGCAATCGACAAGCAAGCGTTGAAAATTCTCGCGGCTGTCCTTGGTGCCGGTTTTAGCTTCATCCGCATAAACACCGACATATTCCCAGCCACGGTGTTTTTGAATTAGCTCGCTGTAATAGCTGATCTGCGCCGCCAAGGACTGCAGCATCGCGTCCTTGCCGCTTGATACGCGAGCGTATGCCGCCACGCGCTGTATGCCGAAATCTTCTCGCGGCGTAAACTTTACCCGCGAAATTTGACTGTCTGGCACTTGCTTCATCTCCTTTCAGGGGTCATATATTCGCTCTAAAAGGCAGATAAATCAAGAAGGCAATTCGCGCCATATGCTGCACAAAGATATGCTGTATTTGGCCGCTGTTTTTTCTTCGATTTTGGCATAATCGGCAGCAGATATATGTCCCTCGGACAGCCATTTTTTAAGTACGGCGACGAACGCCTTGTATTTCATGAGATTTGTTTTCCTGTCCAGTGTCATGCGCTCGCCTCCGCTTTCTTGACACGATGCTGAGCGGAGCATTCATGACAGCAATATTTACTGTGCGGTCTACCGTAAACCGTATATGACCTTCCGCAGTGAATGCAGGTCTTTGTGTAAAACGCTTTCTTGTTGATTTCGTTCGGATGGCTTTTCCACCACACGTGACGGCAGGCGTCCGAACAAAACTTTCTCGGTTTCTTACCATTCATGTGTTCAAGCGGTTTCCCACATTGCTTACAGAGGGGAACGCCATTCTCATCCGGCGGGGCTGCTACTGCCGCATTTATGCTTTGTCTGCGGCAGTAGCTTTTCACGGTATTGATGGAAAGCCCGACAACCTCAGCGATTGCCGCATATTTGCAGCCTTCCGAGCGCAGCCGCATGATGGTTGATTTCTGTTCGTTGGTCATGGAAACCACCTCCTCGCTATACGGAGAAATGGAGGCAGTTTTGGGGAGGTATATTTATGTAATGTCCATTCCCTTGGGCGCGGTCTAATTGAGCAGCGCCTCAATCTTTTTTAGAAATTATCTTTTTTCTCAGGGTTGTTGAAAATGCCAAATGCCACCCCGGCAGCAATAACCAGCGAGATGAATTGATCCCAGCCGGGAATCTCGAATCCGAACCACGTTTTGACTACGAAAAAAAGAAGCGCCGCGAGCGCGCTCCATGCCACAGGACTTTTCCACCTTGATTGATCCATTTACTTTTCCTCCTTGATTTTGATTTTTTGCCCCGCAAAAATAAGAGAAGGGTTTTTCAGACTGTTCAGCTTGGCAAGCGCGTCAACGCTTGTCCCATATTTCTTCGCGATGCCCCACAGTGTATCGCCCCTCTTTACTGTGTAGACCAGATAATTCACGGGCGTTGATTCCTTCTTGAACACAACATACGCATCGTTGTAATCCACGCCCTTGAGCTTCCCGTAATGTGTCCATTTCTGCGTATTGAGATTGGAGATCACAACCCCGTAGGCGACACCACGGCTCTCACACACTTTCCCGTTGCCCAGATAGATGCCGATATGGCCGTCCTTCCAGACCGCCAAGCCCGCTGTTTCCGGGATAGCAGTGATAGCGCCTGATTTTGTGAACTGTGCCTTGAAGGTGTTTGCGCTCCGGTCAATGTAATCAGGAATGAGCGCCCGAATTGCCTGCACGATGAGTCCCGAGCAATCTACAATACGCCGGGGCGGCGTATACCACTGCTTCGCGCTCGTCAGGAAGTACACCGAAGTCTTACCTGACCGCTTGATGCTGGCCCACTTTTTCGCGAGTTCCTCAGTGTAAAGCTCGCCTTGACCTCCCAGCACATACCCCCAGCGGTCTTTGTGATAAGTGATACCGCCAGAGTCTTTCTCGACCGGGTTGTCAAATCCGGCCATTTTCAGAATTTCCCGTACAAGTTCATTGTTGTTCATTTGATTACTCCTCCTTTTTAATCGTAGGCAGCTCGTTCAGTTCCGCGATCATGTGGTCAACCGCACCGTTACCGCCCAATGCCTTGTACGCCACGTGCATTTCCTGAGTGCTTTCACGTACAGACAAAGGGCAGCATCCAAACCCGATATAGTCCTCACAACAGCGGATAATGCGGTCGCGCAGCATGCACCGGATACCTGCCTGTACCGCATCTGCAGCTCGGCGCGAATTCTTAGCGTCCCGGAACAAATGCCGCACGAAAAGCGAAAGCCCTGTCAGGATTAATCCGAACAGGGCCTCCAGCCAGTATTGAGTGATGAATTCAAGCAAATCTTACTCCTCCTAAACCGTTAAGCTCTTTAGTACACCATCCACCAGCACCTTCACCTCGCTTACCTGCTTCAGAACGCCGTTCACCAGCACCTGCTGTTCAGCCACGCTTTTAAGGGAGCCTGATGCCAGGACTTTCAGCGGAGTACCGATAAGCGCCAGCGCGGTTGCCGCCGACCAGTTGCCTCTGACACCGTACGCGTCGTATCCTCGAACAAGGAATTTCCATTGCTGTCCCGCTGTCCAGCCCGTTGTAGAGACACTGACCGATGTTGCCGAACCGGATGCGTTTGTTCCCATGATCTGTCCGCTATTGTAATCCGACCCGTCAGGGTACTGCATTTTTACCTCGTATCCGGCAATGTCCCCAGAGGTGCTGGAATCCGGGTCTCTTGGGCTGGGCGGTGTAAAAGATACTGTTACCGTTTCGCCTGGTGAATAAATGCTCTTATTCGTTGTCGGCGTCCCGGTCGGTGTGTTAGGAACACGGTTTTTCTGCGCCGTACCCGAATAACCTGACAATGGGTTGTTGTAGCTAGAGATGGAGTAGACATGGAATCGGATCAGTCTGCCGCGCGGCCATGAAGTTGTGCTGACGTCAATGTATCCGGTTCCGCCCGAGTCCACACCGGTTTCTCCTGACCACGAACCGCCGGAATTATCCGAGTACTGATAGTAGCAGTGGTAAGTTGATATACCGTTGTTAATGCCTGACGCAGCGCCACTCCATGACAACCGCACCGTATTTTCAAATACGCCGGGCGACAGCGATAAAGAAGTCGGCGCTGTCGCATAGCTATAGTACAGCGGCCAGGAGACAGAAAAGTTAGTACAGTAGCTTCTGTTTGTCCAGATGCAGGACTGCGTACCCTCCGATGATGTTTGGATATACAGATTCCATGTAAACGCGTTGTACGTTCCGGCGTCAAAACTGATATTGAAGCTACCCGAATAGGTAGTGCTGGAGCTCCATGAAACCCCGTTTTTTATGACAGCACTACCCAGCAGTGCGCCGTCCGACCTGTAGATGTAGAGTGTCCGGTTGCTGCCTGAACCAAGACTGGTCGCGCTGCCGAGTGTTGCCGACCAGTTGACCGTGGCATACGCGATGGAGGACGGACTATCCGGCGCGTTACGCCAAACGGACAGGTTTACAGTCATCGTCGTGCTTGCTGAACTGTTTGAACGAAATGGCCCCGCCATGTTTTAAACCTCCTTAAGGCACGTATTTGACGAACAGGGTTCCGTTGGGTTTGCCTGAAACCGAAGGCGTCGTTCCGGAATAAATGTATACGTTGACGACCTGTAAGTCGTCCGTTCCCACGTTGCCTGTAACCTCAAGCGCCGCCAGCGCGGTATGTGTATGATTGGCATCCGCTTTGCCGTCGATATCCTGTTTCAAACTGGCAACTGAATAAACAAGCGTGCGCTCGTCCGTGAAACTGCCGGTGATGATGCCTGTGGAATCCGCACGCAGCTTGATGAACGGCATTTGGTGCAACGTGCCGCCCGTGTTGATATCATCCTGCGTCAGGGCAGGGTAAGCGGAGGAATCCGTCAGCACCTTGAAACTGCCCTGCATGAACTCGATTTCAGTATTGGTCTGGTTGAGATTCACTTCAAACACCACGCGCATGTAAAGCGTTTGGCCCGCCGGAACGGACGGGATACCGATACTCTCCGTCGAGGTGACATAGACCAGCCTGCCGCAGGCAAAGAATACGCCGACGCCGATGCTCACAGCGGACGCGCCATCCTGTGCCACATCACAGCCGGATATGACGCAGGACTTGTTCACCATGGCCAGCGTGTGGCATAGACCGTCGTCCTGCGACTTGACTTTCTGTTTATCGAAAGTAACTGCCCTTATTGACAATCAAATCCCTCCCTTGAGTTTGTCGGTGAGCGTCAACTTCGCGTCCCCGAACTTAAAAAGCACCGTTTTAGCGGCGCTCTTTCTGCTGATAAAACTGATGTAGGTGTCGTAGACACCGGCCTTTGTTCGAACTAGCGCCCGGTCGTACAGCCGCATATTGGCGGTGTCGTACAGCCTTGATTCCGATAGGATTTCCGCTTCAATCAGGTGGCTGAATTTGTTCTTGGCAAACACGTCCCCAACTGTTCTTTCCGCGTCCACCGCGTTCTCGCAGTAAACCGTATCTGCTTTACCCGGCATCCGGGCACCAGCTCCGGGGTTTGTTCCAAAACTGCCGTCCTCAAACAGGTAATATGTCGTTACCCCAGCTGATGTTTTCACCATGACCTTCGAGACGCATTCAGAAACCACCGTTTCGCTGAGCGTCAGCACATCCGCTACGGTCGCGTCGATCATTCGCTGGGGTGGAATTCGGTTCTCAATGCTAACGTTCAGCGAATCCGCTGTTATCTCAAAATCCGTAAATATGTGATGCCGGTTGGCGACATACCGCAGGAACGTGTCCAGGTTATATATTCCGTTGTCATTATGCGGTGTGATTCCCAGCGCTGTCTGGGTTATTGCCGCTGTCGCAATATACGGTATATCCGTTAAAGCATCGCCTGACGACACGAAGTTATCATCAATGGCAGACGAAATATAATTTTCAGCAACTGCTTCCGCGCTTCCCAGCAAGATGTTTCTTGAGAACATGCTATTCACCGGCAGCGCCCGTAACGTTACTGCAGATATCTTTTTATCCGCTTCGACACCAGATATGATGCCTGTATACAGACCTCTGAGCAAAATGTAATCGCCCGCAACCGCGTTCGGGGCAGCCGCAAAGGCGAACCCACTCTGCACTGCGGCAGCCGCGTCCTCACTGATTTCATAACTGACGAGAACCGCCGCGTGTTTTACCTTCAAATCCGTTTTTGATATGATATATGCTTGCATTACTACACCGCCTTATATGCCGTAAACACCGTAATGACGGACTTTGAACTGATTTCGTTATCCGCGCTCAGGTTGAGTGTTGACAGCCCTTTCGGCAGCTTAAAAAAATTATCGTTCTCGACTGAAATACAGCCGATCAGGCTCTCTTCGCTGCCATCCGGCAACCGTTTTGAAAGTGCAAGCTCATCATCCTTTGTACAAAACACCAGCGTTTCTCCAGTCTCGATCACCGCCGTTACTGCCAGCTGTG